GTAACAACGGTGCTCCTTGCAGTCATTAATGGTAAGCTTGCTGCCATAAAAAACTCTGAGGCATCAACATTCGTTACTGAATTTACAGAAGGTATTTGACTTTCAGAACTGCTATACTGTTGATAGCCTTTTACATATATTTCTTGTATTTGCCACTTATCCTTATTTCTGTCTCCATTCAAGCTAAATACTTTTGTTGTGTCATTAACTCCTAATTTATGAATTGTTCTAAAAGGCACACCGTCATCGTTCTGATCAAAAATCGTGCTTACTAATTGAGAGTTTATTATTTCTTTCAAATCGAACATTGCTCTTGCTCCTGATCCAAATCCGTTAGATCTTTGTTTAATTTTCGCAACTAATGTTCCTGTTGAATCAATTAATCTCACTTCTAAAATAAGCTTAAAATAATACAATCCACTAATGTCATCTTGATAAACCATATAACCAATAATTGGTGTCCAATTGGTTATTGCAGGTAAATTTAATGATGTTTCTACCGGTTGTTGTCTAAAGCTAATTGTTCCTAAAGGCATGTTATACTAAATTTATTGTTTCTAATTCTGTTTCTATATCTTTTGCAAAAGCTTCTGTTATTCTTTTTTCTCTTTTTATAAATTCCTTTTCATAAGGTCTGCTAAAAAACATTGTTTTTTGTAGTCCTTTATAAAATATGGATCTTTGAATTAAGAAAACTAAAGACTTCCTACTTACAAACCTTCCTGAATCATCTCTTGCTGCTTTTAAAGGCTTTCCAATCACCCAACGGTCTATTGCCCTTCTTGGAGGCATTTTGTCTTTAAAACGAAATTTTGACCCTTTTGCTCTTGGTCTTCCTGCTTTCTTTAAGTATTCAGGCTTTCCTGGTGCTCCCTGAACACCCTGATCCACATACTCCCAATAATCATCTGCACCCCCAAATCTAAATTCGCATGAAACTGTATTTTTACCACTTGTAACCAAATAATCAAATTCATTATACAAAGTGTTTTTGCTTGTGGTTTTTGCGTATGGTCTGAAATTTTTTAATATGGTTTTACCTCCCTTTACAACGGATCTACCAAATTTTTGCATTTCTTGTATTGTGTTATCAAAATTCATAATAAATTATTCGGGTAAAAATACATTTGATGTGCAAAGATCATTCGTGTTATTAACTTCTATATTAATATCTGCAGACCAACCTGTCATAATATTGTTAAACTTCATTGTAAAAGGCTCACAAGTTATAGGAACCTGCAACACAACATCATCACCCAACCAAGAAACAGGAAGCTTAATTGTTCCTGAATAAGATAAGCTTAAATTTTGTTTAAAGGTATTTATTAACTCTTTTAAAATCATTAATGTGTTATTATAAGAGTTGTTTCTTGCCTCTCTGATTTGCTCAAAATTCTTTAATACTTGAGCTTCTTCCGTCTCCCTGTCAACAATATTTTCGTCCAATGTTTGTTCCATTACATAAACAGAAAAGGCATATACCATTGATCCGGTGTCTATTGTGGCCGTAACAGGCTCTATATAAACCAACGGATAGGTTTTAGCACTCAGCTTCCTTATGTCCACCTCATCTAATTGTCCAGTCATGAAGCCGTTTACTGCTCCTAATCTTGAGGCCGTTTCTTGAAAATAGTAAATTATTTTATCGTAATTTGTCATATTTATTTTTTTGTTTATTATTATAATCCTGAAGATAAGACATGTAGGTCAAGACCTCCAATACCGGCAATTTTACTATTTTTTCTATGTTTAAAATATTATCATTTGATAAGCTATATAACACATTATACCAACCCCACTTGCTCTCAAGAGTTTTGTTTTTTATTTCTTCTTCTTCATTTTTTTCAAATAATTGTGCGAAATCTTTGCTAATTTTTCTCCTAAAGTCAAAAAAAAACCTAAACTATTTAAAGCTATATCCATCGGACAATCCTTAAATAAAACCTCTTTAAATTGATCCGGATCGTAATCCTCAATTGCATACCTGTCACCTCTTTGAAAAGTTATCGGCCTATATAGTATGCTCATGATGACGTGTAAATTGTCAACAGAATTTTTACAATAATTCTCCAAGTCAATATATTCTCCTGTAGATAATCTTGATAAATTGGGTAAAAAACCATATTCCTGACCATTAAATAAAAATGTTTTTTTAAAGTCTTTTTTGTTTGGCTCTTTATCAACAAGTCCTTTTACAATGCTCATTATGTCCTTTAAGTCGCTATAAGCTATTTTTTTAATAATGCTTTCAGTTGTATTACATAATAAAGCAAGGCTTTTTATTATTTTATTTTTATCATTAATATTGCTCTCTTGGATGCTTATATAATTCTGATAGGTTCCAATTGTTATGTCTTCCCAATTTTCAGGTATTATTAAATCTACTTTCATTACTTATAAATATAATTTTTTAAAATTTGTTTTTTATTTGTTTGTATTAAATTTTTTTTATAATTTAGCTTGCTCAAACGATCTGTATAGTTTATCTATTGATGGTTTAATGTTTTTAGGGCAATCCGTTTATTACTTTTTAGGAACTCGGCTTTGCCCTTTTACATTATATAGTATTTTCCGGAATGATTAACAGACAATTTATTTAAACATAGATACCGAGTTGCATCAACCAAATGATCGTTTATTTTAACCGGAGTATTTAACACGTCTCCGTTTTTATCAGTTGACCACTTATAGCTCCTAAATTCTTTAATTGCATTGGAACTATCTTTTGTAATATGGATCTTGTAACGTCTCATGATGTCCAAACCCAAATGTATACCTGCTCCCTTTTTTGCCGGTTTTATATTAAATCCTTGACGGTATATTTCTTCTATTGATTTTGGCTCGGCACTATCTCCAACAATCTCATCTTGTCTATTTATTCCTAAATCTTTTAGTCTTTTTGCAAGATCTGTATTTGTTAATCTTTTTTCGTATAATAATTCTTTTATGTATAAGTTGTCATGATGTAATCTAATTTCAACTAATGCCGTAGGGCTATTTGTAAAGCCGAAATCCAAACCATAACCAACTAAACGTCCTTGCATCTCATCAACCAATTCAAATTGTCTAAAGATCATTGTTTGAACCGTTCCTATCTCTCCAAGACCGTAAACCCTCCAATAATCCGGATCAAGATCCTTTAGCCGTTCTATTTCTGCAACTGTATCCTCATCTAAAAAAGGATTAGCTAAATAGGTGGATTTTATAAATGTGCAATCATCTCTTGTTATTACCTTTTCATAAATCCAACTATATGGATCAGAAGGATTATAATCTAAATAAATTTGTTCAGTTGTCCTTAATATTAGTTGTGTCCAGTCTTCATAGGTTAGCTCATTTGCCTCGTTGAGCCAAAGATAATTTCTTTTACGGCCTCTTATTTTTTGAGGTTGATCCACCGAAATAAATTCAATAAGATTATCATTAAGACGGTATGATAATTCAGATTTGTTATGATATTCCTCCAAATAAAGATCTAATTCCTTTAAGATTGAAATTACATCACGATAGGCCGTGCCTTTTAAGGCTGGTAATGTTTTCCTAACAATAGTAAATGTTTTTCCTGTTTCTTGTAATGCTTTTATAATAAATAATTGACAAAGCGAATAGGTCTTTGAACTCCTTGTGCCCCCTTGCAAACAAGTAATCCTTGTATCAGACCTATAAGCCTTGTTAAATACATTTGTTGTTTTAATCTTTATTTGTGTCAATTACTTCTATTTTAATTTCACTTATTGACTTTCCTCCACTTGTAATATCAACTTCTGATTTTTCTGTATAGCCCCTCCCTTTTCCTTTAGTCTTTAAAAAAAATATAGTTGCTGCAGTATTATTTTTTTGTATTTGATTATGTAATTGGCTTTCTGCAAAATCTAATGCTACATTTTGAAGCTCATCTACTTTGCTTTTAAACTCATCATCATTATGATACCAATCATAATAAGTTGTTCTTCCTATTCCTACTTTTTTACAGGCCGTTGTAACAACTCCTAAGCTTTTTTCAAGGGCTTCAATCAATGCCCTCTTTTTTATGTGTTCGGTTTTGTTCATTATTAGATTAAATTTAAAATATAATTTTTAATTATTTTAATGTCTTGTTTATTATTATTATCGAATGACATTACGTTATTGTTTTCAATAATATTATTTATTTTAGTTTGTTTAGCCTTTTTGAATTTTTCCTTTTGAGTATCGTTTCTTAATATATGCCTTTGTTCTATTAATTCCGGTTTGGCTTTAATAACTATTATTTCACATTTCATGTTATCAAATAAACTTTGATTGAATAATCTGTCTCCTTCAAATATAATATTGTCTTGAGGTATTTTGTTTGCAAACTCTATAAAATCAGGTTGAACGGCCATTGATAATTTATCTGTTCCACTAAACAGGCTTTTATCATATATTCCAATTATATAAATGTTTTTGTCTCTATTATATAAGCCTCTTAATAGTTTATATTTAAAAGTCTTTAAGGGCAACATGTCTTTAATAATTTGTCTCATTAAAGTTGTTTTGCCGGTTGCCGGAACACCCCCTATTGCTATAACTCTTTTAGCCATTTTTTATTATATGTTTCTTTTCTAAACTCCCACAATACTGACCAATCTACACCGGTATTTATATTTGTCTCCATTTTTTCAATTTCTTTTCGTTGTCTTTCAATATAATATCCAATATACCTTTTACCCTTATTAAACTTCTTATAGGCACATAAGGTTGTTTCAATGTTCCAAATGTTTTTGTGTTGAATGTCTAAGGCTTCTATTTCTTTTTTTAATTCTTTGAATTTATATTGTAAATAATTTATTTGTTTTCTTGTAAGCTTCTTATCCTTTGCGTGAGTATCTAGCTCATGGTGTCCTAAATGATATACCAAACCGTTCCTGCAACTTTCGGCATTAGCAAGATCTAAATAAGTTGGCTCAAAATCATAGCCGGTTAATACGTTTATCATTTCTAAATAAATAAACATAGTAAACCTTCCGAAATTCTTTATTTGAGTAAGATTAGTATAACAATTATCATAGGTGGTTTGTTTAGTTGGTTGTTTTAAGGATAAAAAATAATTTTCTTGTGTTGTGTTTCCTAGTAAATTCTTATAGCTCACAAAAGTT